GTATCAGCTACGTGTGTTAAACTTACATCACTGTCAGCACCAAAGTTTAATACGGCTGCATCACTCTGTAGTGTAAGATCATCACCGACAATAAGGTCTGTACTAATATTAACAACTGTGCTTGCATTGATATCTACAGTAGGAGAAGTTATTTCTATTTCTGTATCTGCATCAATATCAAGTTGTCCATCAGTACTTGAGTTAATAGATATTGCTGTGTCTCTAAACTGTATAGCTTTGTCAGTAGCCACAAGCATAGTTTCCCCCAAACCATCAATGTAGGCTACACCATCTAGGTACAAATCTTTAAACTCTAGGGAAGATGTTCCTATATCTAACGTATTGTCAGTCTTAGGTTTTATTTCTGATGCACTGGCAACAAAGTCTTGTGCTGGCCCTAGTACTGTAACCACACCTCCTTCGCCTGAAGTACCATCATGTGTGTGTCCTGATGTACCAAAAGCCGATTCTATTGCATCATACTCACCATCTAGATCTGACGCATTAATTACGTTGCCATCTGCTATGTTATTAGATGAATCGTTTCTTGTATATCCTGTACCCATTTTAAATTACCTTCTTGTGTATGTATCATATTCTAAAGTAAGTGCGTCTAAAGAATATGGGGGGTTCTTATTATTAGATTCAAACTGCATAGATACTGTAAATCCTGAACCTATTGTCTGTGCTTGAAATGTTTTTTGTAGTTTAGTTCCGTATGTACCTGTTCCATAAGTAGCCGTGCCATAAAAACCTATTTCATTACCTGTATTAGAAAAGTCTATCTTACTAGGTTGAACACTGTCTTTTTCATCAAAGTCAAATTTTAAACTTAAATCAAACGCAACACTACCTTGAGGATCAGCGTAAAGATAAACTTTATAGAATGCTTTCCTTACCCTTGGATCATTAACAGGCACGAAAGGAGTAGCAAAAGTTGTTGGTATATTTGACCCATCAAAGTTATTTCCATTTTCTAGTTTATAAACGTACCCATCATTATTAGCAAAAAATGTTAACTCTGCTTCCTCGTTATAGTTTCCACCTGCAACATAAGCTCTTATTCCTCTTGTTTCTGCAAACTGAATGCTAGATCCACCTTGAGCAGAAAACTGTGTAGCTATAATTCCTTGCGCGCTTTCTTCGTTAATATTAGTATTATAACCAAAAAGTCTGTATTGAGATTTTTCACGAATAACCACACTAGAGAAACTTGTGTTAGTTGAAATAAACGTAGTTAAGTTTTTTTGTATTATTTTAGACACAACTCCTAGCCCAAAATCCCCTATTCTTTCAGTTCCACTTAATAATCTTAAACCATCAGGTGCTAAAAAAATTACGTCACCACCTATTTCTTGAATAGTATCTCCCTCTAAGCATCCTATATCTCTAGTTATTGGCTGTAACTGAAAGTCAACAATTGTATTCCCTACAAGTCTAAATATACTTCGTTCAGTAAAGATAACAAGTTGTTCTCTAAATATAGCTAAACCTGTAATTGTATCGCCTACATTAATTGTACCTGAACCATTTGCTGCTGTAAAATCTGTATCACTATAAGGTGCAGTAAATGTTATTGTACTACCTTTAGCAAATATTAATTGATTTTTAAAATTAACAACATATTTAGCTGATAACACATCTGTAGGAGCATCATTTAATACAGTAAATGTTGAATCATCATATAACGCTGGATGATTTGTGCCATCGACCATTACTAACTTTAGTGTTCCATTAAAATTGTAAGAAGCAAATCTTATTTTTGTTGCATTTTCTCTAGGCGTACTTATAAAAGTAATAACAGCATCATCTGAAGGTGAACTAGCTAAGTTAGGATTAATGTTTAATGTAGATCCACCTGAACTAACTGTAGCATCTGCTGTAACTGTGTATACTTTATCTACACTTGCTATCGTAAATACATCACCTACTTGAGGAGCAGAAGTTAAACCATCTACTGCTAATGTTCCACCACTTTGACTTCCCCCATTGACTAAAACTGTACCATAACTAGGTTTGTTAATTTTAGTGTAGCCTGATCCTGTAGTTTTAAATAGATCATTGTTACGTGATACTATTGCTTTATCTTCCCAACTAGTTACACCATTAATAAGATGACTTGTTGTTGTAGTAGCAAAAGTTACTAATGCACCATTAGCAGGGCTAGAAGCAAGAGAACCTGTGAGAGTAAGTGTAGCTCTATTATTTGTAGAATCATAAGATACGCCACCTGATGCAATTGTGTATGTTCCTGTTACACCTGTTATTGTAAATGTATCACCTACTTCAGGTGTTTTATGAATAGCAGCTATAATTAATGTTGTACCTGATTGAGATGCACCATGAACTACTGGATTACCATATGGAGGTACAATATTAGAATCAAATTTAGTAAAACCTAGTATCCTTCTATACCCACCTTCTACGGATGGCTCAAAGTTTTTTAATACTCTAGCTGAGCCAGGAGAGTTTATACCTTGTTGCAAAGGACTCATGTTGGTAATTAAACCGCCCTTAAATTCAATAGGGTATGTACTCCAAGATGTAGCCATATTAGTTCACACGTAAAACAGAAGAATATGTTTCGCTTTGTTGAATCATTGTAGAACGTAAATAATTATACCTATTTATATATAGGCTTCTCATATTCTTAATGCCTTCTTGAAACTTAGATTGTAACACAGTTGCATCCTGTGTATTACCTCTAAATAAATAAGCGTAGTACATTGCTCCATCTACAACAACATGTCTAAACTGTTCGGGCAACGCAGGCACATCTGTTGCATTCACAAGGTCAACAGGAAGCCTATAGTATTCGTACACTAATTCATAAGCTTTATTTGGGGGAGGAACAACACCGTATTCTTGATTAGGAGATCTAAATACTGAAGTTGGAACAGTACGTATTCCTGTGTTTGCAGTATTATACTCATAATCTACATACTTTGTCAAGTATTCTTCGTAAGCTATTAATGATAATTTTTTAGTTTCATTACCAAATGTACTATTTCTTTTTATGCGAAAGCTATTAAAATCAACAGTTTTAACATCAGAAGGATATGCATATCTTACTTCTCCTGCTGTTAATGTATCTTCTTGTTCAACGTGATTAAAAGGCCACTGTTGTTCGTGCTGATTAATATATCTAATAGATGAATTAATACTATCTTTTATAGCACTGTATGCACCTATAGAAGAAGCAAAATTAGATGATGTTAGTTCTACTTCATTTAGTCTTCTATTAACATCATTTGTTAAGCCTAAAAAATCGTAAGCCATTACTTCTCCCTAACTTTTAATTTAATACTTCTTTGTGCAGTACTACCTGTTGAATCTGTCATTGTACAAAAAAATGTGTATACTTCATTAGCTGTACCGCCTGCTATATTAATTGTTGCTACAGTTGCTGCACCACTTGGGGTATTTGTTTGAGAAACATTCTGTATAGAGTCTGTTACTGCTGAACTAGAAGCTGTTGTTAAAGTTTGTCCTGAAGCTAAAGTTGTTTGTGTTGTATAGCTTGTTGATTTAACTGCCCAAACGACTGTAGTTATTGTAGCAGTTCCTAAAAATCTTGACCAATCTACACTATAATCTAGTGTTTCATCTGGATCTTTGTTAGGCCATTTAAAACTCATATTTAGTCCTCACTTGCGTATACTGTTCTATCAGCAGAAGTTGATTGTCTTTCTATAAAAATTGATCTGTTCATTTTATCTACAAAAACAGTACGATCAAATGCAGTTGTTCCTCTAGGTATAAAAATTGCTCTATTTTCATTTGCAACTAATACTGTTCTTTCGGCTGATGTAGACATTATGCAGCCCTCGCTATAAAAATAGTTCTTCTTCTACTATATAACTCTTTTACTGCTTCAAAATCAAACACTGTAGCACTTGTTAATAATGCACCTGTTTGACCTGTTCCTACTGCTCCTTGAATACTTCCCCCTACTTGATCATCACCAGTAAGAGCCAATGTTTCATTTGTTGTACCACTTGATCCTGTTGCATCTAACACTTGTGCAACTACTCTAGAAGATGCTAAGTTTTGTTCAGCAAGAGATGCTCCTTCTACTGCAGCTATTCTTGTATCTGCTGATGTTTCTGAAGCTGTTAAAAGAGCCACTTTAGAAAATAAAAGTGATGTTATGTCTGGATTAAAAGCTCCCATCACAGATGCAGATGCTGTTACTGTAGGAGTACCTATAGAGCCTGTTGCAAAAACACTCTCAAGATCTTCTGTTGGTTGTTCTTCTACATCTCCTACTAAACCTGTAGCTGATACACCAGTAGCTGTTAATGATACTTCTGCTTTAGGTGTAACCGTTCCTATAGAACCTGTAGCAGAAACACTCTCAAGATCTTCTGTTGGTTGTTCTTCTACATCTCCTATAGAACCTGTTGCAGAAACTCCTGTTAGTGTTGTATCTAACTGTTGTTCTGGAGAACCTATAGAACCTGTTGCACTTACACCACTTATTGATGTATCTAGTTGTACCTCAACAGTGCCTATTGATCCAGTAGAACTTACACCTGTTACTGTAGTATCTAATTGTTGCTCTGTTGTTCCTATAGAACCTGTAGAAGAAACTCCTGTAGCTGTAGTATCTAACTGTTGTTCAGTAGTGCCTATAGCACCTGTACCTGATACACCTGTTACTGTAGTATCTAATTGTTGCTCTGTAGTTCCTATTGAACCTGTACTTGATACACCTGTAAGTGTAGTATCTAGTTGTTGTTCTGTAGTTCCTATTGAACCTGTTGAAGAAACACCTGTAGCTGTTGTATCTAGCTGTACTTCAACAATTCCTACTGAACCTGTTGCAGATACACTTACTAATGCTTCAGTAGGTTGAACCTCTATCGTGCCTATGGCACTTGTGCCTACAACACCTGTAACTGTTAATAAAACTTTTGCTTTAGGTGTAACTGTGCCAATTGCACCTGTGCCTACGACACCTGATACAGCTATTATTGGTGTTACTCTACCATATCGTGCTGTACCAAATTTACCTGTACCATATAGTGCATCATTTGCACCATATGTAGCCATACTAAGCTATCCTTACAATAGCATTACTTGCATCAGCTGCAGGAAATGATACAGTAAAATCACCTGCTGTTGAAGCAACTGTTCCACCAAAACTAATTATAGCTATAGCTTTATTACTTTGACTTGAGTTATAAATAATTGCCCCTGCCGCTGAAACAGTAGCGTTTGAAAAAGTTGTATCCGCAAAGTCTAATAGTGCCGTTGTTCCTGAAGTAGTAATCGCAGCACTACCCAATGTATTACCACCTGCTGAATAGTTTGTACCAGATGCTTCATCAGAGTTACCTGTTACATCTGAGTAATTAGTGGTAGCTGCACCATATGTTCCTGACTCTCCTGATTTAATCAAGGCAAGTTTAATAGTATTTGTATCTAAATCGTGTGTACCACCTAAGAGTTCACCCTTAAAAGATGTACACATTGCCGTTGTAACGCCCATATATCTATCCCTTTATGCTATAAAGAGGGCAAGTTTCCTCGCCCCCTTTTTTCTCATGTAAACAATTATGAGATCTGATTTCGATCTACATCAACTGCTGATTTTGATCCTTCATCATCAATATCCATACAGATAGCAAACATACGGATTTTTCCACCTGTAGTTGTACCTGTCATGGCTTGAATCTCAATATCAATAGTATCTGAAGTACCGCCAACAATAACTGGAGCATAAGCTGCAGGAGTAGGGGCATAAGCACCTACACTTGCACCATCAAAGTCAAAACCATCAACAAAGTTGTCGAGATCTCCACCTGTTATGCCAAAGTCAAAGTCAGTATCAGTAGAAGTACCTGCATGTGCTTCTGTAACCTCAAAACCTGCATGAAGTATAACTGTATTCGCAGGAATAGTTAATCCTGGAATGACATCATTAGCTGCAAGAGCAGTACCTTTATCAGTAACAGCCTGTGCAAAATCTAGCTCATGCTGAATAAAATAAGGTTGCCTACCTCTAGCAGACATTCCTCTTGCAGGAGAAGTTGTGTTATCACCTAAAGCCATATTTCAATCCTCCCTATTATATGCCAGATACATAGATAGCATTCACAAGAGCCTCTGGTCTGAGTATCTTGCGGCCATACAAATGCATCCCACGCACTATGTCTGCAAATGAGTCAGGATCACGATATGTTTCAGTTTTATTCAACTGTTCTGCTGTAGCTATGGCAGATGAGTGTCCTGCTACTACGTAGCCAAAGTGAGTACTTCCAGTAGAGGTAGTACCTGTTGGGCCACTGCCTTTAATAGGCAAGTTGTTGGACATGTAAATTCTGAAACCATGTAGGTTATCAGCTACAAGCCCATTTCTAAGTCCAGATCCACCAAAGTCGGCATTAAAAAGACGAGAATCTTCATCTTTTAAAAGTTCCATGAATACTGGATCAACTACCATCCAACGATTAGTGCTATCAACATTCTGTTGATCTAACTTACGTGACATACGTGCAATAAGAGTTAGTGGGTTAGTTGTAGCAGTTGTAGTATTATGTGTTGTCGCCCCACCTGCACGTGGTACTAGAACAATGGAATTACCGCTAGAGCCACTATTAAAGTCGCTTGCGTCTAATTCCATATCTGTTAAGATACCATCTGTACCTGCTGCTGAAACAGCAACAGTTCCTGAATCTGTACTAGCAGTTCCAGAAATAACATTACTATGTAATGCATTTTGCGTATTACCAGTCATGTACATAAGTACTTCTTGGTCATACTGATCAGCTAAACGATGAGCTGCACGATCTGTAGCTAACTGCATAAAGTTAACGTGAGAGTGTGCTTCCTCTATATCGTCCATTTTAAAAGCATAATAGTTAGCTTTATCAACGATAAGAGTAAAGTCCTCGTCATCTAGGTCTTGTGCTGAGACTTGAGTGCCTCTAGCATATGCACTAACAGAGATTTCTGGTTCTTTAATAATTTTAACCGTATCTCCCTGATTCGCAA